AGGAATTAATTAAGGTTGCTAAAGAACCTATTGTAGATTCAGATGAAGATATATCAGCTGATAGATTAAAAAATGCTGCAGCCACTAAAAAATTAGCTATATTTGATGCGTTTGAAATATTAAATAGAATACAAACAGAGCAAGATATATTAGATGAAAAACCTAAGGAAATTAAAAAAGAAACTACGTTTCGTGGTTTTGCTGAAGGGAGGTCTAAGTAATGCACGAGCAAACACTATATAAAATATTACCTAATTATATTAAACCTAAGATTCTTAAACGAATGAATAGGTATAACAAATGGGAGTATGGATATAACGAAGATCATGATATGATTGTTATATCTAAGACTGGACAGATTGGTGATATTTATGAAATACAAAACCTTAAAATAGCTTTACCTTTAGAGAATGACACATATGTCTTTAAAGAAAACAAATGGACTAGATTTGATTATCCTAAAGTATTAAGTAAAATAAAAACAGTATTTGACTGGAGAGATTATCCTGAAGATTTTAAAGAAACATGGTATGATTATATTGATGTTGAATTTAAAAGACGTGAAGAAGGATTTTGGTATGTTAACAAAGACGTATCTACTTACATAACCGGTACTCATTACATGTATTTACAATGGTCCAAAATTGATGTTGGCCAACCAGACTTTCGTGAATCAAACAGGTTATTTTTTATATTCTGGGAAGCATGCAGAGCGGATGATAGAAGTTATGGCATGTGTTACTTAAAAAATAGACGTTCTGGATTTTCATTTATGGCATCTGGAGAAACTGTTAATATGGCTACAATATCAACTGACGCAAGATTTGGCATACTATCAAAATCTGGTTCTGATGCTAAAAAAATGTTTACCGACAAGGTAGTACCAATATCCGTTAATTATCCTTTCTTTTTTAAACCAATTCAAGACGGTATGGATCGTCCTAAAACAGAATTAGCTTATAGAGTGCCAGCTTCTAAATTTACAAGAAGGTCTATAGTATCTACAGATAAGCCAGAAGATCTTGCTGGACTTGATACGACTATTGATTGGAAGAACACAGGTGACAATGCTTATGATGGTGAAAAGCTAAAACTATTAGTTCATGATGAAAGTGGCAAATGGGAAAGACCTAATGACATACAAAATAATTGGCGAGTTACTAAAACAACACTAAGACTAGGTTCTAGAATTATTGGAAAGTGTATGATGGGATCAACGTCAAATGCTTTAGATAAAGGAGGTAGAAATTTTAAAAAATTATATGATGACTCAGATGTTAACAAAAGAAACGCAAATGGACAAACTCGTTCAGGATTATATTCTTTGTTCATACCTATGGAATGGAATTACGAAGGATACATTGATTCTTATGGCTATCCTGTCTTCGAAACCCCATCAAAAAAAGTGTGTGGACCTGATGGAACGCCAATCAAAATTGGAGTTATTGAATACTGGAATAATGAAGTAGAAGGTCTTAAAGATGACCAAGACGGTTTAAACGAATTTTATAGACAGTTTCCACGTACTACAAAACATGCATTCAGAGATGAATCAAAACAATCTTTATTTAATCTAACTAAGATCTACCAACAAGTAGATTTTAACGAGGATTTAAAAAATTCGCTCTCTGTAACTCAAGGCAATTTCCAATGGGAAAATGGAGAAAAAGACACAAGAGTAATATTCGCGCCAAGCAAACAAGGTAGATTCTATATAACATGGGTGCCACCATTACAATTACAAAATAAAAGATATTTAAAAAATGGAGTTAGTTATCCAGGAAATGAGCATTGCGGTGCTTTTGGATGTGATCCATATGATATATCAGGTACGGTAGACAAAAGAGGTTCTAATGGATCTTTGCACGGTTTAACTAAATTTAGCATGGAAGAAGTTCCACCTAATCATTTCTTTTTAGAATATATAGCTAGACCACAAACAGCAGAAATATTTTTTGAAGATGTTCTTATGGCTTGCGTATTCTATGGTATGCCAATATTAGCAGAAAATAATAAACCTAGGTTATTGTATTACTTTAAACGTAGAGGCTATAGAGGTTTTGCAATGAACAGACCTGATAAAAAAAGAAATAAACTATCTGTTACAGAAAGAGAAATTGGTGGAATACCTAATTCTAGTGAAGATATAAAGCAAGCACACGCTTCAGCTATAGAAACATATATAGAAACTTATGTTGGTTTAAAAGAAACAGGATATGGTGATATGTATTTTCAAAGAACATTAGAAGATTGGTCTCAATTTAATATAAACAACAGAACATCACATGATGCCTCTATTAGTTCTGGCTTAGCTTTAATGGCTTGTAACAAACATAGGTATACGCCTGTTAATAAAATCGAATTAAAACCGGTTGATCTAGGCATAAAAAGATACAACAACAAAGGAACTTTATCAAAAATTATAAATTAATGAATATATATACTAATACCAATAGTGCTTTCCCTAGTCAAGTAGTGAGTGATGCTGAAAAGGCAAGTGTTGAATATGGAAGTCAAGTGGCTATGGCTATTGAATATGAATGGTTTCGTTCTGGAAGAACTGCAGGTAATAGATATTTAACTAATTGGAATCAATTTCACCAATTAAGATTATATGCTCGTGGAGAACAAAGTGTACAAAAATATAAAGATGAATTATCTATTAATGGTGATTTGTCTTATCTTAATTTAGATTGGCAACCAGTTCCTATACTTTCTAAATTTGTTGATATAGTTGTAAATGGTATATCGCAAAAAAGTTATGATATAAAAGCTTATGCTCAAGATCCTGAATCAGTAAAAGCTAGAACTAAATACGCTTCTAAGATACAAGAAGATATGATAGCTAGAGATTATTTAGATGGATTAAAAGATAGTTTAGGTATAAACTTATACCAAAGTCTTGATCCCGCTAATTTACCTGAGTCACCAGAAGAGCTAGAGCTACATATGCAATTGTCATATAAACAAAGTATAGAAATAGCAGAAGAAGAAGCTATATCAGCTGTGTTTGCTCAAAATAAATATGACCTTATAAGACGTAGGTTAAATATGGATTTAACAGTGTGTGGTATTGCAGCTGCTAAAACTAATTTTAACACAGCAGAAGGAATTACAGTTGATTATGTAGACCCTGCTTATATGGTTTATTCTTATACAGAAGATCCAAACTTTGAAGATATATACTACGTAGGCGAAGTTAAGTCTATAACAATAGCTGAACTTAAAAAAGAGTTTCCAGATATTAGCAATAAAGAATTAGAGCGTATACAAAAAATGCCTGGCAATAGACAATACTTGACCGGTTGGGGTGATTACGACGAGAACACTGTACAAGTTATGTACTTTGATTACAAAACATATTCAAATCAAGTTTTTAAAATAAAACAAACAGATCAAGGGTTGATGAAGGCTTTAGAAAAAGACGATTCATTTAATCCACCAGAGAGTGATAACTTTGAAAGAGTCTCTAGATCTATAGAAGTTTTATACACTGGAGCAAAAGTGCTAGGTACTGATACTATATTAAGATGGAAACTAGCAGAGAACATGTCAAGACCTCTTGCTGATACAACTAAAGTAGAAATGAATTATTCTATTTGTGCTCCTAGAATGTATAAAGGTAGAATAGAATCACTTGTAAGCAAGTGTATTGGTTTTGCTGACATGATACAACTTACTCATTTAAAATTACAACAGGTAATGTCTAAAATGGTACCAGATGGTGTTTATTTAGACATGGATGGATTAGCTGAAGTTGACTTAGGTAATGGTACAAACTATAACCCAGCAGAAGCACTTAACATGTATTTCCAAACTGGTTCTATTGTTGGTAGATCACTTACGCAAGATGGTGATATGAATCCTGGAAAAATACCTATACAAGAATTAACTAGCTCTAGTGGTCAAGGTAAAATACAAGCATTGATTAGTACTTATCAATATTACTTACAAATGATACGTGATGTAACCGGACTTAACGAAGCTAGAGACGGTAGTACGCCAGACAAACAAACATTAGTAGGATTACAAAAAATAGCAGCTAACGCATCTAATGTAGCTACTAGACACATTAAACAAGCTAGTTTATATATAAGTCTTAGAATAGCAGAAAACATAGCTTTGAAAATAGCTGATGCCTTAGAGTTTCCGCTAACAGCAGAGTCATTGATAAATACTATATCAAACTATAATGTGAATACTTTAACAGAAATAAGTAATCTTAATTTACATGACTTTGGTATATTCCTAGAATTAGAACCAGACGAAGAAGAAAAACAACAATTAGAACAAAACATACAAGTAGCTTTACAATCAGGTGGTATTGATTTAGAAGACGCTATAGATTTAAGACAAATAAAAAATCTTAAATTAGCTAATCAAATGCTTAAGATAAAAAGAAAAAGAAAAGCTAATCAAGAACAAGAAAACGCTATAGAACAATCTCAAGCACAAGCAGATGCTCAAGCTGGAGCTGCGGAAAAAATAGCAATGTCTGAAGTACAAAAACAAGAAGCTATATCAGGTTCTAAAGTTCAGTTTGAACAAGCTAGCAATCAAATGGAAATCCAACGTATGCAATTAGCTTCTCAGTTAGAAATGCAAAAAATGCAAACACAACATCAGTTTGATATGCAATTAAAGCAAATGGACATGGAGGCAACTGGTAAAAAAGAGCAAGAAATAGAAAATAGAAAAGACAAGCGTATAAAATTAGAAGGTACGCAGCAAAGTCAAATGATAGAACAAAGAAAACAAGATCTACCAGCTATAGACTTTGAACAACAACAAGCAACCGCGCCGCAAAATCAAAGCATGCCGCAAATGTAAGTTATTATTAATTATTTAATTATATTATATTATGTCAGAAATTAAAACAAATGAACCTGTTAAACAGGAAGGAGACTTTAAAGTAAAGTCTAAACCAAAAAAAATGAAGCAATTAGGTAACGCAAAACAAGAAATTATTAAGGTTAACATTAAAGAACCATTAGTAGAAATACCTAATGATGTTATTAAAGTAACAATACCTAACGAAGCAGTTAAAACAGAAAAAACTAATGCCATTCAAATCGGAGAAACAAAGAAAGTACCTGTGGAAGAATCATCCGGAGATAGCGCAAAGGTGGGAGAACTTATACAAAAGTCCGACGAGGATGCTGAAGGGTTTTATCCAATCAAAGAAATAACTGAAGAAGAAGTAAAGCAAGTTACTAAAGAAGTAAAAGAAGCTATTAGAGATGAAAAGATTTTAGGTAAAGCATTACCTGAAAACATTGAAAAATTAGTTTCATTTATGGAAGAAACTGGTGGTACTATAGAAGATTATACTAGACTTAATGCAGATTATTCTAGCATTGATGAAAATACTTTATTAAAAGAATACTACAAGAAAGCTAAACCACATTTAGATTCTGATGAAATAGATTTTATAATGGAAGAAAACTTCCATTTCGATACAGACCTTGACGAAGAGCGTGACGTCAAAAAGAAAAAACTCGCTAAAAAAGAAGAGATTGCAAATGCCAAGAACTTTTTGGAGGAAACTAAGAAAAAATATTACGACGAAATCAAGTTGAGACCCGGAGTAACTCAAGACCAACAAAAAGCTACAGACTTTTT